GGGGACGTGGCACAAAAATTTCTTAGACGGCCTGGCCATTGTCCGGGATTCAACCACCAACGTCATGGACGGAAGCGTCACGGTCGGCGCCCTGGCAACCAACGTCCTGGACGGTAAGGCGGTCATTAAAGACGCGGCCCTGAACTCCCTGGACGGCAATGTGGTCATCAGGGATACAACCTCTGACTACCTGGATGGCCTGGTGGTGGTCAAGGCCGAGGTTACAGATACCCTGGACGGTTCTTTGATAATCAAGGACTCAGTCGTCACCGCATTGGACGGCAAGGCCCAAATCCGCGATACAGCCCAGGATTTACTTGACGGCCATGTCCAGGTTTTTAGCACAGCCACCACCATCCTGGACGGCAAGGTCAGAGTCAGGGACGTGGCCATCGGCCTGCTGGACGGTAAGGCTACGATACAGAGCGAGGCTGTCACTTATCTGGATGGCAGGGTGTATGTCTGGGACGGGACGCATTTTAATTATTTTGACGGACGCGTGAGGGTGGCAAGATTAGCCAAGGACATGGCGCGCATATCTTTCACAGCAAAACCCAGGTCCATGACCATGACGGTCAAGACCAGGAAAACGACTATAACAAAAGCTTAACGGAGGAAATATCATGGCAGAACCAACCACCAGATTCAGGGTGATACCCAACACCACATCAGCAGACGACCTGAACACTGAAGCCAAGCGGCTGGGTTCAATCAGCGGGCAGACTGTTGTTTCAACCGGGGAAGGCAACGAGGCTGATTTCGGATTAGTAGACATTTCAGAAGGCGCGGCCAACTCAGGAGTTCTGACCCTGCTCTGGGACGTGACAGCAGACGGGGGGAACACGACGGTTGAGACTTTTAAATTCTGGCTGGCAGCCTGCGGTTTTGTTGAGGCCGACAGCGCGATTAAATTCAGGGCTTTGTCCGGGACAGACAACGCTACACCAAGCAGCACGGAAAATTATACAGCCAACGCAACCACGGAATCATACACTTTTGCGGACCTGGACGAATCAGAACCGGCCAGCGCAAATCTGTTTCCGACTGATGAGGGCGCGAGCATGGCCTTGAGCACAACATCAGATGACGCGCTCATGTGGGCCATGTATGCGGCCATAGCATCCGGTGAAACAACCGGAACATACAAAGGGCTGGACAGTGGCTATGAACTGAGATTCAACCTGAAGTACAGTTACAGCTAATGAAGAAATTGCACCTGGACAACATCTACCGCGGCCGCTTCCAGGAATATCACCTGGCTGACGGCACTATCAAGGACAGCCGCCGGATTAACTGGCGCCTCGTTGATTGGGATCGGGTTGTCCAGGTGGTCACTGTTATCAGGGACAAGAAATATGTCACCCACTGCAAACACCCGGACTTCAGGTTTTTCATGTGCTTTCGCTGGGGCGGGATCAATTGCGATAACGGCCAGGCCAAAAAGATCAGGGAATGGGCAGTGGGTTGGAGCAACGGGGAAAATTGTTTTATGTCTGATCTGGATTTTCAGACCGGCGAACTGCTCCGGCAATATGTGATCCCGGTTGACGAGGTCAAGAATCACATTCATCCGAGGGTGAAAAAATATGTCATTAGTAAATGAAAGATCCAGCTTTGATCTGGAAATAAAATTCTACAACAAGGCAGGTCTGGCCGTCACCCCGCAAAGCGCCGAATATTACATTTGCGCTCCTGACCGGGCTGCGGTGCAGATCCGGGACTGGACAGCCATTGGTGATATTGATGAAACCGTAACCATTACCATCACGCCGGAGGATCTGGAGTGCGAGGAAGGGGCCAGCCGGGAAAAGCGGGAAGTGGTTGTTTCGGCAAAATACGCTGACAGTGAGGAATACAATGAAGTTTACCCTTTCAGCGTTAAGAATCTTTGCGGGCTGCCCAAGGCAACTTAAATCGAATATTTAAGGGATGAGGTTAAGCGCGATGACATTTAAAGATCATCTTGCCACCGACCTGGCCAATGTTTTCTTTAACGATTCTGAGTTTGCAGAATCGATAACGTATGCCGGCACTGAAATGCTGGCTGTGCCGCAGGATGCGTCCAGCATTTCCACATCTGTTCCCGGCGTTGATGTCCCCACCATGGCGATCCTGGTGCGCGAAGCAGATGTGGCGCAGCCCAAGGCAGGAGACACGGTTATTGTGCATGGCCGGACATGGCACGTTGAGCCAGGGGCAGTGCTTGACGGAGCCGTGTGGGTGCTGCAACTGACACGGCAAATAAAGAGGGTAGGTGTCTAATGGNGTTTTTTTTAAGAATAGCAGTAGTTGGCGCGAGAGCAAGGGACGGAGGCACGACTCCTGAGCAGCCCGCACAGACCACTGAGCCAGAGTTTAAGAATTTGGACCAGGTGCAGGCGGACTTGAGGCAACTGGCCGGTGAAATGCCGCATATTGCGGTTAGAGCGCTGAACAAAACAATGACCGGGGTAAAAACCGACATGGTCAATGTGGTGCGCGAAGGGTATAATTTTAAAGCGAAGGCACTGAAGAAGCGTATCAGCATAAGCAAGGCCACCCGGGCCAGCATTCAGGGTCATGTGCAGTCAAAGGGGCGTCTTATACATCTGACTGACATCGCCGGGACCAGGCAGACTAAGCGCGGTGTGTCCGTGAATGTTCGCAAGGACACCGGTCGTCAGCTTATTCCTGGTGCATTTATCAATGTTGGCAGATACAGCGGGAAAAAAATTGTTTTCCGCCGGACGGGAGCGGCCCGCTATCCGATTGAGGCCCGCTACGCGCCACACCCGGAGCATGTGTACAACGCACCGCACAACTGGGCTAAGATCCAGGGCAAGGCTGCCGAGCGTTTGGACAAAAACATTGGGCGCGAGATTGATGCAGAATTTCGTAAACTGGACGGGAAGTGGTAATGCAAACAGTCAGAGAACGCATTATAAACGCACTGGCAGACCGGCTGGANGCNTANGACTGGCAGCAGTGGCAACCAGAGATNTTTACNGGNCGNAATATGTTTGATCCGGAAGCGGATGCGCTCCCNGTGCTCACGATCATACCGAGCGCTGAGGAGGCTGAGCAGACGAGGTATGGCACCGACCTGGTGACAATGCAAATTGACGTGTCCGGGTTNGTCAGTCTGCCTGACGAAAAAACGGTGAGCGAGGACTGCGAACCCGTGTTCGGTGAGATCCGCAAAGCGTGCTTTGATGGCGGGACTATAGATCTGACTTTCGGGGAGGGGGCAGACGAAATTACCAACTACTACAAATTGCAGTACACGGGCGGCGGGATCATTGATTACCCCAGCGAGTTAGGCCCGGCCATTGTCACCATCGGCGTGACCCTGGCCATTACATACGAGACCAATATCGGTGACCCATATAACTAATAACGGAGGATGTTATGAGCAATTTAAGAGCAAATCAGGCCAGTGATGCGCTGATCCAGTACGAGGCAGCGCAGGAGCTGGTCGAAATGCACCAGATGACCGACAGCGGGGATGCCCAGACATTTGAGGCTGACGAAAGCCCCTGGTCTGATGTGGCAGGCTTTGAGCCGAAAATCAAACCAAACGGCCTTGCAACCGGCGGGGTGATTACACCGGCAACTGGTGACGACAATGTGGCCGTATCTAGCGCCACCTGCTGGCTGACAGGGGTTGAGACGGCCGTGAGCAGTGCGGAATTGGCCCATGTTGACGGCCTGGAAAGGCCGGGCAGTGATGAATATGTGACCCATTCAATCATCATTACCGCCGGGGGTGTATTTGATGTTCAGCCGGGCACACCCACCATTGACCAGGGCGGATTCAGCACCACCAGAGATGCGGCAGGCGGCCCGCCTGAAATCCCGGTTGATGCAATCGAGGTGGGTTGGGTGCGCATGACGGGCACTTCTGCACCTGTGGAATCCGGCGATATTCGACAAGTTCCGGGCGTGACCACCGAGAGATACGACCTTCCGCTGTGGAGTGAAAACTTCGTAAGCGGTGCGATCACCTTTTTTTCTGCACTGCCGAAAATCCATGTCGACGGAAAGCCCAAAAAGGTGTTCTGTGAAGTTTATACGCCGACATTTGCGGACCTGGAGCCGGCCAGCGATTTTGTACCGCCTGAAACAAGCCACAGCCAGACATCCACAGAGGTTTACGGCGGAGCAATCGGAGCCAGCTCAAGCAGTTTGGATCAGGGCTCGTTTACTGTGTTTCTGCGGGACGGCATAACCGATCCCATTGTCGCACTAAAAAATCAGAAGCTGTGGTTTCGGTTCTACCCGCACCGCCTGCGAGCCCCCCACATGCTGGCTCAGGGAACGTTTGGCATTAGTAGAACGTTTCCTGCCGGCGCTTCTATCCAGGCTGAATGCACACTTACGGCGGACGGTCCGGCAGCGGAGATGGCAGAGTAACACAAACAGGGCAGGATAACACCTGCCCTTTTTTAAGGGGACATTTATGGGTTTCGATCTCAAGAAATTTTCTAAAGCAAAATTTGAGCCACGTACTGAGCAGGTGGAAGTCCCTGCCCTTAAAGATTTTTTTGCCGAGGATGCAAAGCCGGAGTTTACAGTCCGGGGATTAACCGGGGAGGAAATGGCCCGCTGCCGGGAGGCTCAGAACAAGCACAAGAACATGGCTGCACTGGTGGAAGCACTAGCCGGAAGCAACCAGGGCGAAACTGTTAAAGGCTTGCGGGAGTCCCTGGGGCTGAGTGAGGATTCCATGCCCTCAGACCTGGCCCAGCGTATTGAAATGCTGTACCTGGGATGTATAGAGCCGCAGCTTGATGTGCAGGCCGCATCAAAGATTTTCCGGGTGGCCCCGGTGGACGCCTACAGTTTGACCAACAAAATTCAAATCCTTTCCGGCCAGGGGATGCAGCCGGGGGAGCAGACCGCCTCTGGCAAGACCAAACAGTCAAAACAGCCCTCTACCTCGGATACGCCAGAGGCAAAATGATGTACGAAATGAGGCCGGATCTATTTCCACAGGGGTATTTGACACCGCTGGAGACGGCGCTGTGGGATAAATTCTATGGCGAGCTGGACGAAAAAAGACCCAAAGGCAAGAAAAAATGAGCGCAGATCTAAAGCGAGTGGTCCGGGTTGTTTTTCAGGGCGACAACGAAACACAAAAGGCTTTCAACCAGCTGCAAAGCGGGCTGAACGATCTTGAGGGGGGCGTTCGTTCGGTCACCGGCCCCATGGCTGATTTGGCTAAAAAAACTCTCCAAACTCAGGCGGCCTTGGCTGCAATGGGCACTGCCGGGCTTGCCTATTCCGTGTCAAAGTTCCGCGAGTTCGAAGACGCTATGCTCAAGGTCCGGGCGGTCATGGGGGCCAGCGAGGACGATTACCAGCAGCTCCTGGATATTACCAAGGAGCTTGGGTCCACCACCAAGTTTACCGCACAGGAAGCGGCGGAGGGAATGCAGTTTCTGGCTATGGCCGGAATGAGTGCCGCAGAAGCTATTGAGGCATTACCTCAGGTACTTAATCTGGCCCAGGCCGCATCCAGCGAAATGGGGACCACGGCCGACCTGGTCACCAATATCATGCGCGGTTACCGGATAGAGGTTGATGAACTTGAAGGCGTAACAGACATTCTGTCAGAAACCTTTTTAAGCTCCAACACGTCGCTGGAACAGCTTGGCGGAGCCTTTGCCCAGGTTGGTCCTGTAGCTCAGAGCCTTGGCCTGGATATAGAGGAAACGGCAGCACTTATTGGCGGCCTGGCTGATGCCGGGTACCAGGCGGAGCGTGGCGGCACTGCCCTGCGCAACATTTTACTTGGCCTGGCAACGCCGGCCAAAGACTTCCAGCAGGTGGCCGACAGTCTGAACATCGACATTGAATCCCTGGGTTTCAACGTCCGGGAAGGCGCGGACGTATTCGAGGCCCTGGGAGTAAAGGTCAAGGATGCCCATGGCAACCTGCGGCCCGTGCCGGATATCATTGAAGATCTCAACACCGGGCTGGGAAGGGTCCCCGACCCCGCGGACCGGGCCGCCATAGCGGTGGAGCTCTTCGGCCGGCGCGGCGGCCCTGAAATGCTTGCCCTGCTTGGTATAGGCGGGGAAGCGGTCAGGGATTTTGTGGGCACTTTGGAGAATGCGAGCGGCAGGACCAGTCAGGTTGCGGAGGAAATGGAATCCGGTGTAGGCGGGGCCTTGCGGGGTATTCGTTCATCTTTTGAGTCCATTACCATTGCCGTGGGTGAACAGGTCAGCGGCCATTTAGAGCCTACCCTGCGGGAGATCCCAGATATTTTCCGGGCCATATCCAGCGAAATTGACCGAGGCTCATTTGATCCGGTCTTTGATGCGCTGGGAGAAGTAACCGGCGACTTGCAAACCTGGCTGGAGGGCGTGGCAGAGGCTTTGCCGGAGGCATTTGAAGCTATAGACTGGGCCGGATTCCTGTCCGGCATGGAAAACCTGAGCGACTCCCTGGGCGGGATATTCGATGTCCTGTTCCAGGGCCTGGACCCCACGAACGTGGACGACCTGACCAAAATCATCCAGACCCTGGTGGACGGCCTGGGCAATCTGGCCCACGTGTCCGCCGGCATAGTCAGTGAGTGGCGGCCCATGTTCGAGATGCTGGGCAAGCTGACCGAGGGCTTTGCCAACCTGGACTCCGGTACTGCCGAGGCCTCGGGCAGAATGCTGGGCGCGGCCCAGAAGGCTGAATTTCTCTGGAGCACCCTGGGATTCGGCAAAGGCACCCTGGCCCTGCTGGCCATAGAAATGAACGCATCAGAAGATGCCAGCACCGGCATGGGCGAGAGCTTCAAATGGATGATCAACCCTGCGGAACAGGTCTTTGACATGAGCCATAGACTGGTTGACGGCTTTTTCAGCCTGGGTCGCAGCGCTGAAGAGACTGAACCGGATCTGCGCAAGCTGGGCGAGGGCATCGAGA